AGCAGATTCCTCAAGCTCATAAATCTTCATCTTGGATCTGTCAATACCGACTAGGAATCTTCGATAATAACTAATGTCTCCCCAACGATTCTTCAATTGTTTAATCATCAACTGATTCATTTCGTCAAGGTATTCTGAACTAACAAGACCGAAGATTGCATCGGCAGTATGAGTGATACCCATAGATTCAGAAGTATTAGTCAAATCAACATCAGAGTTTCCATAAGCATCCCTGTTATATTGAGAAGAAGTAACGATTGCACAATTATATTCCATTGCCAATCCACGAACTTCTTCAGCAATTGATTTAACCAAAGTATAACTGTTGGCGGCCGCCGAACCTCGAACACGAGACGATGAACAAATGTTTAAGTAATCAAGAAAGATAACATCAGGACTGAAGTTCTTTTTGAGTTTTAATTCGTTCAACAAATGACGGAAGTGACCGCTATGTGCAGATCCTGTTGGAAATTCTTTGATGACCAACTTACCTGTTGTTTTTGTTTTATATCTTGCCATTCGTTTTTCGTAAACATCTCTTGGAACTTCAACAACTTCATCAAGTGTAATATCCATAATGTTTGCGTCAATACGACGACCGATTTCTTCAGCAGCCATTTCCATTGTAATATACAGAACATTCTTTCCATACATTAAATGATTTGCTGCCATGTGGCATTTAAGTAAAGATTTACCACCGCCTGTTGTTGCCAACAAGACCGTCATAGATTTACGAGGTATGCCACCTTTAGTAATTTTGTTTAGGATTTCAATATCAAATGGAATCCGTTCTTCTTTACGATGATAGTGGTCATAACGTTCATCAATATCTTCAAGAAAGTCATGACCTACCGATTGGTCAAAGCTAATACCTAAACTATCAGATAACAGCCTAGGTATTTCGCCTTTACCAAGTTGAGAGTCCTGACCATCGAGAATAAGAATGGATTTACGAATAGAATTATATAAATCTTTATCTTGACAAAACTTTTCTGTTTCATCAATTAAGAATTCTATTTGTGTATTTTTATCAATAGAGATATCATCAACAAATGAATGTACTCCTTGATAAGTTTCTTCATTCAGATCCTTACGATGGTCAACGGCTATTTTTAAAGCTTCAACAGAAGGCGGCTCCTTGTACTTTTCAAGGTACTCGGAAGCCGTTTCAAATACTTTACGAAGAACTGTATCATCAAAGTAATCGGATTTCAGATAAGGGTATACCTTTCGGCAATAATCCTCATTCAGTATCAGATTCGATAAGATCGTCTTCTCGAGCATTTACTTCCTCCACCATTGTAAGCTTATATTTCTTTTCAATGAATTTATTGAACCTATTATCTTTAATTAAAGCTTCGAAGAAATCATCATCTTGTTCAATGTCTTTTCCTCTTCGCTTAGGTTCAATGATTTCACCTGTTTCTAGGTCGGTTGTATTATACCAACCTTGTGTTGCTTTTGTAATATGACCAGATTCAATCGCAAGGTCCATTAATGAACTCCACTTTTGAATACCAGAATCATACAATACGGTAAAAGGCAACTTAGCTTTTTCTTTAACATATCTTGACTTTTCAATATTGATAGTGAACTTGAAACCTGCCAAGTCAGTACCTTCTTTTTCCTGAGCCTTTGATATAATAAAGATTTGATTAGCTGAATAGTAAATACCTGTACCACCAGAAATAATATTCTTTGGGAACAAGCCGATTTCTTTGTATGTGTGGTTAACAGCAATACAAGGAATATCTTTTGTAGTCAGCTTTGGTGTGATGATACGGAACAATGACTTGAGTGCTTTTGCTCTTGACATATCAGCAACTGATTTTTCAGACATTGCATCTTCGACTTCTTTCTTCGAAGCCAAGTTACCGATTGAGTCAATCATCAAGAATACATTATCACCTTTACCTACTTCATCCAATCTTTTTACAATATCAAACTTTAATTGTTCAACATCTTCAATCGGAATATGAATTACCCTGTCAGTATCAATATCAAAAGATTCTAAATATTCTGGTGTAATACCGTATTCAGAATCATATAATAAAGCAACACCTTTTGGATATTTCTTTAGGTAAGCTTTCATACAGTATAGGCCGAGCAAAGTTTTAAAACTTTTTGATTCTCCTGCCACAACTGTAAGACCAGGAATAAGACCACCTTTCAACGAACCACTGAATGCAATATTTACAATAGGTAATTCTGTTTGAATAGGATCTTTATCCTGAAAGAATGCAGAGTTAGATAGAACAGCGGACTGTTTTATTGAACCTGCTTTTAACATTTTATCGAGTAAACTCATATTATTCTCCACTTAAAATAGCATACAACTTATCAGCGAACGCATCAAGTTTCTCATATCGGTTTGGCCAATAAATGTAATCCTTTTCTGGGTTTGCTTTTAAGTTATTTAATAAAGGAACAACTGCATCATAAATCAGTTGAGCCTTAGCTGCGTTTGCTTCAGCAGTTACAGAAGTAGTTTCGGCAACTTGCTTTGCTTCACGCACGACCTCTAATTCATCAGCATCAACAGCAGTAAAACCAAAATCAAAGTCAAGTATAGTGGTTTCTTTTTGTATAGACATATGTCCTCCGTAAAAAAGCAGGGTACCGAAATACCCTGCATGCCGTTATTATCCTCGTGCTAATTCCTTAAAGATACTAAGGTCATCATCATCGTCAACAGAAGAACCAACATTAGGTTCAGCTGTTTGCATCACAGGTTCCTCGACTTCATTAGAAAGATTACTCAAATCTAAATCATCAGCGGTTTCAGCAACCGGTGCAGAAGCAGTCGGTTCATCAGATTGTAAATCAAGTACACGATATAGTTTTGTTTTCAACTCGGCATATGATTTAAAATTGCTTGGATCAACTAAATCCTGAAGTGGGTGTTGTTGATTCCAAATTGATTCCAACTCAGCATCATCCTCGGATAGTGGACCTGCTGGGTCAAACTCTGATTTATCATAGTTAGGATAACCTTCAAACTGTCTGATCTTGAGACGGAAGTTTGCTCCTTCCCAAAGGTCAAACGGATTTACTGGTTCCTCATCTTCGAAAGTTGGATTCATAAGGTCATTCAACTTATCAAAGATTTTCTTACCGAATTGATAAAGGAATACTTTACCTTCGTTCTCAGGATTCCCTGGGTCTTTGACGATATAGACATTAGCAGTATACTTCAGCCTACGCTTTTGTTTACGTGCTTGTTCTTTATCAGCCTCAACACCACTGTTCCAAAGTTTAGAGTTAAACTCAGAAACAGGATCATCCTGGTTCAAAGTGGTCAGAGAGTTTTCGATATACCATAGACCTGTAGGTCCTTGGAATCCATGATCCCAAATACGAACGAAAGGCATTTCTTCACCTTTAGGAGCAGGCAAGAAACGGATTACTGCGAATCCATTACCAGCTTTGTCTCTTGTTGGTTTCCAGAATTTCCCTGCGTTTGGGTCTTGGTATGATTTTGAAGAAATCTTTTCAAGTTGAGAGTTCAACTTATCAAGAGTCTTCGAACGATTCTTCTTCAGAGAAGAGAAGTCTGTTAGTGCCATAATTTTTCTCCTTAATATAGCGTTATATTGCGTTTTATTTAATGTCAAAACGATCTCGGACCATGTCCTTGAATCGCTGTTCATCATATTCGAGAAAGGGTTTATACTTTCGCGATTTGTTTATTATATCAAAAGATACGTGTTTGTCAACTACTTTTTCACTCCAGTACGAAAATATATTTGTAATGAAAGCTAAAATAGTAAACGTTTCAAGACTAATCTTCTTTTGTAATAACAGCGTCATTACTAAAGGATGTTGTCCATCTCTCGATATAAAGTTTTGCTTGTATTCATCATTAAGATGAGCAAGCTCGGATTTAAAGATATAACCTAATGATTCTATCCTTTTCCTCCAATTCGTATATCTGGCTTCTCCTTCACTATCGAGTAAATCTCGAACCCAGATGTTTTTATTTATTAATAAATTACTTAAAATTAGTCCTTGAGGATCATCTTTTTTTGCCAATTTTGCGAATGAATATGCATCATTACGCGACATAAAGGTTTCGTAATTTGCACGAACCTTTCCATTGTATTTAAAATAATCGTAATTGTCCGTTGTAAAATGTTTCTTTAATGCTAGAAATTTAACGTATGCGTTAAATGAATCATCACTTACTAAAGTCTGTGATATCTTGTGCATCTTCTTCCTTCTTCACCATCTTCAATGTAACTGCTTCAGTCCGTATCTTTTCTTTTAAGATAGATGACTTCTTAACAATTTGAGCAATCGTTTCTATTTCAATTCCGTTCTTTTCAGAGAAATGAACTAAAGCGTCAATATAGGGAACGCCTGCAGAAATATGTTTGCTTATCTCATGATGTATTTTATCTGGTGTTAAGGCAACAACGGACATATCAATATTTTCCTCGGATTCTTTTTTTGTCATTTATACCTTATATTATATACTAGATTGAGTGATATGTCAATAGTAAAATTAAAATAATGTAAATAAACCAATCCAACAGTTTCCTATTGAACTGGTCTATTATAACAAAGTTTTAATTAGATGTCAATCTATTTATTAAGCTAGGCGAAATTATATTTCTTCAAATAATACGTTTTCTACATATTGATTTTTACGCTCTTCTGATATACCCATTGCGAGTATTGAAGAATGAAGCATACGATTCATTTTTTGATTGCGGCAGTATTTGTTTTGTGCTTCTTTTGTGTCAAGATCTAATCCTCGACGATATACAGGATTTCCCATTTCCATACAATAAAAGGTTGCTAGGTTTAATGCCATTTGGCAAAGCTGATCTGTTTCTTCACCTTCTCTAATTGAACCTGCACCAACAATGTTTTCTGAAAATATTTCTTGAGCCCAATCTGGCATTTCTCTTGCTCTTGTCCAGGATAGTCCTTCTGTCTCTAATTTAAATTTATCAAGATAAGGATGTGATCCTTCAGTGATAGGAGAATAGTCACAAAAGCAACCGCTGATCTTATTTGGATTGGCAACAATATCTAATCCAAAAATAGGAAGGTTAATATCGCATCTAGGAAATACATTAATATGCATTAACCATAATTTATTATTACCTACAGGTTCGATAGTTTTAAGATGGGCTTTACGAATATATTGACTTTGCCAAAAATGATCTTCCCAACCGTTTAAGTCAGCGATATGTTTAGGATTATCATATCTTGTCATATAGGAATCAAAGACACCTATAATCGTTTGTGATAAATCTCTAAGCCTATCAAATAATGGGGATTCTAACAATCTTCCTCCCAATCACTCATTGTTCTTGCCATGGCATAATTTTCTGGTTCGTAATCTTGTGGATTGTTTCGATAGTTTTCCATTAATTCATGGAATAATCTTTCTGCGTATTCAAAGCAAATCTTTGCTTCGTCTGCCATGCCATCGTGTAATAATTCTCTAACACCTTCTATTAAACCTTTACGATCTTCGAATTCATACATAAGACCTGCACCAGGTACATTTCTTTTGATGATTTGTCCACCGTGCGCATCTCCAAAATGACGGACATATAAATGAGCAAGTAGAGCATCATTATCTTCTTCCTCAAGAAGAGTATGAATATGTTTGTTATATTCTATTACGGAATCAAACTCATCTTCTATCTCAGGCAAATCATATGTTAATTCTAATTCCTGAAGATCTTGTTCAATTAATGTTGACCTAAAGATTGGTTCAAGTTCCATTGGTACGGCCACAGCAGATTCCAATACCATATAATTTTGTAATTGCGCATGTAAGTATTCTTGATAAAGTTTAGGACTTATATTGCCTGATATGAGCATATCAGCAAATTCAGTTCTCTCTGCATTATCGTGATGTGCTCTTGTTAATTCTTTTAGATTATTGCTCATTTAGATTCCTCATGATTTAAATTCATTTTTGTATATGAAAGTTATTTATAAATAATTGCTGAACATAATTGTATATATTCCATTTGGAGAAAGTATGAATAAGAAAATACAATTTTGTGATGTAAAGAGTGATGCGATTAGATTCGCAGAAATGGCAAAGATTGCCTACGAAGATGGTAAAGAAGCTAAACCATTATTCAAAGCATTAGGTTATACCGGTCATAAATTTATTGATAAAGACGGCGCACAAGCTCATTGTGTTTGGAACAAAGAAGAATTCGTTCTATGCTGTCGCGGTACTGAACCTACAGAACTCAACGACCTCAAAGCCGATTTAAATATTTGGCCTGATAAAGCTCAAGTTGGTGGTTGGGTACATAACGGTTTCCAAAATGAAATTGATGATATCTGGGAAGATGTCATGAAAGAATTTGGTAAACATTCAGATAAAAAGATTTCAATTTGCGGACATTCACTCGGTGGAGCAATGGCAACAATTGCTGCTTCAAGATTAAAAGTACATAAACCTACTTTATATACTTTTGGTTCTCCAAGAGTTGGAAACAAAGAATTCGTAAATAACTTTAAAGAAGTAACTCATTATCGTTTTGTAAATAACAACGATTTAGTTACTGCTATACCACCAGCATTTATGGGATATCGTCATCATGGTACTGTTATGTATTTTGATTATAATGGTATTATTCGTAACCTTGCGTGGTGGAGAAAACTAAAAGACAAAATGAAAGGTATAGTTTCATCTTGGATGAAGTTCAAGCCGTTTGATGGTCTTGCAGATCATTCAATGGATAACTATACAAAATATACTAAGGACAATTAATGGACATATTAGAAAGATTGTTTTCGGACACTTTATGGATTTATACAGCAATCCTTGGTTCAATCGCAGGTGCAGGTTTTTTGTTTTGGTTCAAAGATACTAAAATGGCAACGTGGGCAGTAGCAAAATTTGACGGATTACTTGAACATCTTGTAATTCGTTGGGGTTGGACTTGGCTACAAAATGATCCGCTTGCATGGAGAAAAAAGTATCCTCGTATTACTGGAAAGATTGATGCAATCGAAGAAAGATTAGATATTCTTGAAAGAGATTCACATCCTCCAGTTGCACCAGGTGGAACAACAGAATTAAAAAATTTAATAGATGCATTGGATGCAAGATTGTCTCATATTGAAAAGAAAAAGAAATAATGGTGGAATTAACTGATGCAGCAATATCTAAAGCGATTGAAAGAACAACAGGCTCGAGCCCAAGTTATATCAGACTTGGTGTTAATCCTGGCGGTTGCGCTGGGTGGGAGTATGTTATTGACTATGCTAATGAAACTAGTAATGATGATACTATAATTGATTATGGTAAGTTCAAAATAGTTATAGATAAATTATCACAACCATTTTTAGAAGGTTCTACATTGGATTGGATTAAAGAAGGATTAAACGAACAGTTTAAAATTATTAATCCAAAAGAAGAAGCTGCGTGTGGTTGCGGAGTATCGGTACAGTTTAAAGGTTTATAAATGGAATTGATGATACTTGTTATTATGTTAAGTTCTGTAACTTATTGTATGATAAGCTTTTTATTCAGTAAGGAAGGAACGAAAGGAATCACTGAACCTTACGTGACAAAGAGTGGTATTCAACATACTGCTAAGAAATCACGTAAAGATTATATTGTTTAGTGGTAATAAAAATAAAAAAGGAGAAAAATATGTTAGATTTTATTAAAGCAAGATTAGGAGAGAGAACATCTTTAGATGGAGGAGTCTTAATCGCAATTTGTGGATCTATAATATTATTCGGTGGGGTCGTAAAATTAGCAGCTTGGGCTGGACTCGGCTGGGGAATTTGGACCTTAATTAAAAAAGAAGGATAACAAATGTCAGAAGAAGTAACTAAAAATTCAGGCGGGTTTCATCCTGCTGATACTAACGGAGATGGAAAGGTCTCTAAAGAAGAAGAACAGATGTACTTAGAGTTCAGAAGAAAAGAACTCGAAGACCAGGATGCTATGAGAGATGCACAAAGATCTATGGCATGGTTTTCTTTATATGGAATGTTAGCATAT